ACGGGCAGGATCATTACTGGACGGTAATGATTCGACAGCCGATTCGTTATCAAACACCATCTTCAACTGGTGGTCCGTGATCTGCGATGGGCCACGTTCTTTCATCCATTGCGGTAGCCAACGATATCCATACTTGGATTTTTGCAATAGTTTGGCGGCCTCACGCTCCGTCCGGCTCAACATAACAATGAAACGGTCGGGCCAGAAGAACACTAGCCAGAAGGCGTATGCCGCCGCCAAGGTGGAGAACCCGATCTGACGGGCTTTCAGCACAATGTTGTAACGGTTGTTGTGCCACGCTTCAATGGTTTGTTGTTGGGCTTCACGCAACTCAAACAATATCCGACCCCGTTCAGGGTGTCGGATAAACCAGTAGTTCTCACAAAAATAGAAGAACCCTTGGACTTGTTCGTCGGGGGTGTCGCCACCTTTGCAGGAACGCCATTCACGTTCCAACAACAGTTCGTTTAGTTCCATAGAAAGTTATTGCGGTACAGTATACGGCTTCCGCTTAGACCACTTGGGGGGCAAGACAACCAGCAGATCCAAAGATTCGCCAGCGTTCTTCCACTGCGCCAAAGAATACGTTCCGTTCCCAGAACTGGTTGCAGTCTTGAACGTGGTCGTGAAGGCATCCACAGACGAGCCGCCCACACCTGCGCTAGTTGATTGGCGCAAGGCGGCCTTGGCAGACACAATGCTGTGTCCGCCGACACCAGACCCAGAACCAGTCTCTATAGCGGTACGCAACCCGACCGCAGTCTGAGAACCGACACCCGCTCCTGTGGCCGCATCAACAGCGGTACGCAAACCAGTAGCACTGTCACCCGCTGTAGCGCCACCAGTTCCAGTAGCGGTACGAGGGATAATGTTGACGCCAACAGCCGAACCAGTGGAGGTGCCAGAGCCTACGGCGGCGGCACCCTTGAATCCCGTATACAGAACGTCGGACTGTCGGTATGCGGTGTAATGGTTCCTGTAGCCACGGTAAATGGCGGACACATCAACCGTCGTATAGGTGACGGATGATCCGCCTGTACCTGAACCGCTAGCAGTTTCCTGCTTGACTATTGCGCCCTGATACGAAGCAGTGCTAGATTGGTACGCAATGTTCGGGTCCGTATAGGCGTTGTTGATTGGGCCGACACCCTCAAACGTAATGTTTGGGGTGTCGTAACTATAAGTGTCGTCGTAGATCAACGACATGATCAATCACCTGCGTCGATCTGCACCCAACTAACAGTGTCCTCATCCCACGCATATGGCTGACCGTCATTCGGCCTGAGAGTTGGGGCGTTCCAATGGCAAGTATCTTCATCCAACACCCATGACGAATACGGCTGGGGCGGAATAAAAGCGTCACGGCTTTCATCGTAGGTGTAGCCAATACTCGCATAGTTCTTGCGGATATTGCCGTTGTAAGAGGTGCGGACACAACGCTGACCTCGGAACTCACCGTAATAGGTTTCCCAGTCGGAAATGCCGTCAACGGTTTCGTATTCGTGGCGACCGACAATTACTTCGGTCACAATGTTGTTGTCGTCAAGAAATGCGTAGTGTGCCATTATGCCCAACTCACGTTTCCGGTACCAGCGGTAATCGTGGTCACTTTGTCGGCACCATCGGTGGCGGTCGAACCTGTCAGTCCTGCGCCAAGAGTGATCGTGTAAACATCAGGATAGCGAAGAATTACAATTCCAGAACCACCCGCACCGCCGCTGGCTGAAACGTTTCCACCTCCACCACCACCACCGGTATTCCCAGATCCAGAAGAACCGTTGCCAGTTGCACCGCCGCCAACACCACCCGATCGGGCAGGATTGTTTCCTCCACCTCCACCAGCACGGGCAATAGAAGAACCAGTGATAGACGAATACAAACCAGCACCACCAAAAGTAGTACCAACAGCACCAGCGCCACCACCGCCACCCATAGGGTCTTGCCCATAACCACCATTGTGGCCTTGCCCAGCAATTCCCGAACCGGGACTGTTTACACGACCGCCACCACCAGATCCACCACTACGTCCAGTGTTCGGCCAAGCGCCACCGCCTCCGCCACCGCCCGTAGAGGAAATTGTAGAAAAGGTCGAAGTTCCACCGTTTCCACCCTGTGCAGTGCCACCCCCACCGCCGCCACCGCCGCCAATAGTTACTGTGTAATTAGTGGCAATAGCAAGAGCAAGTGGGGTTTCTGTAGAACTGTTGCCACCAGAGGTTTCAGTAGCAAAAGAGTTGCGGTAGCCGCCAGCGCCTCCACCTGCACCAATGTCTGCTCCGCCACCACCGCCGCCCGCAACAACCAGATAAGCAACCTCAAGCGGTGGCCGACCAGCCGAAGTAACACCAGCAATAGTAGACAAACGCATCAGGCGCTCAAATCGCCAACAACCACCCACACATCGGTGGCACGCTTGATCAACGTCGCCGCACACCACTGAGCCGACAACTTCAGATTGCCGTCTTTAGAGTTCACGGTAACACCAGCACCAGCCGCCAAAGTCGTCTGACCCGCACCAGTCTGAAGAACCAAAATCTGTGAACCGACAGGGAAGGCAACGGACGAGTTCGGCGGAACAGTCAACGTGTTCGCTGAGGCGTTGTTCATTTCGACAACCTTGCCATCATCTGTCAACGCCAACGTATAGGTGGTACCGGTCTGCTCATTGGTGTTCAACTCCTCAATGGAGTTGATCCGATACTCATGAGAAGTGGTGACAGCCGAACCATTGACACCAACCTTGGCTTCCAACGCTTCAATAGCGTCATTAGCGTCAGCATGTTGGGTGTCATGCGGTGGACTATCAAGAGTGTCTACTGCGGTTGGATTCGTGAACGAATCCAACGACGACGGAAAATTGGTAGCCATCAGATATCTCCTAAGGGTTGGTCAGTCGGTTCGATCGGGGGTCCGAACTCGTCGATCGTCGGGTCATAGTAGTCGCCGCCTCCGGCGTACTTCCCACGGAACGTCCCGTTATAAGAGGTCTGAAGCCAAGTCCCTGACAAGCCGAGAACATCGGCAATGAAGGCTTGGCCGAGCGGTTCGCTCTCCGGGTATGGGTCCGGAGCATCATCGTTTGATACGACGATGACCTGTTCCACGATGTTGTCGTCGTTGACTCTCGCAAAGTGTGCCATCGGATGCTCCTTAGTTCTTGAACCTGATGAGAACGATGCCGGAGCCGCCGGTGCCCGGTCCCCATCCGGCACCGCCGCCGCCTCCGGTGTTTGCGGTCCCGGCTGTACCAGCCACAGGGAATCCTGATGAGGCGGCGCCGCCACCACCAGTACCGCCAGCACCGTTCTGTCCGCCACCGCCGCCACCACCGTAATAGGTGGTCGTAGCCGCTTCGCCACGCCATGCCGATTCATCAGACCCTGCGCCGCCTGCGCCACCGTTAGTGCCGCCGGGATAGTTAGAACCTGCCGCACCAGCACCACCACCACCACCGCCGCCAGTCGTGTTGCCAGCGGTGCCGTTGCCGCCGTTATTGCCGCCGACACCCATAGCGTTCGCACCGCCAGCACGATGGCCACCACCACCGCCACCGGAACCGCCGGGAGCCGCTGACAGGGAATGTTGGTTTTCGCCACCGTTACCGCCGCCAGCCGCCATGATCTCGTCAATACTGGACGCTGAGCCTGCTTTTTGGGTGCCGCTAGCCGCAACTGCGCCGCCTGCGCCGACGACGATCGTCGCATTGGTGTCAAGATAAACAGTGCCTGTTAGAACCGCACCGGCACCGCCGCCGCCGCCTGACGGTGCGGCGTAACCTCCTGCACCACCACCGCCGACCACCAGATAATCAAAGATGCCAGCATCAGTCACGGTCAGCGTGCCAGATGAAGTGAACGTGAGCATAGTGTAGGACTCGCCGCCGACCGTGATCGTTGACGAGGTGCCGCCGGTAGCGGCACCATAACCCTCACCAGTATGGTTGATTTCCCAACTGGTGCCGTTCCACTCCCAACGAATAGTTCCAACCGTGTAAGTGTCACCAACCGTAGGTGAATCAGGAAAAGCCAACGCCATGATCAGACCCCAAACACAGCAGAAACTTCATCAACCGTCAAACCCAACGCCGCCAACTTGTCCAAACCAGACTGGCGGGCCGCAACCTTTGCGGCCTCGGCATCTTGTCGGGCTTGCCGAACGGCGGGCCATGCCGCATCCAACTCTTGCTGGGTTGGCTTCGGCGTGTCGGACAACCATGTCAGACCGTTGTAGGTGTCACCGTTCAACGTCCACTCGGCATCGGGATAGTTGGCGACGAGAACCGTGGCGTAGTCGGTCACGCTGACACCTCCATGACGGTGATTGTTGAGGTTGCTCTCGGATAGGTCACCGAAGATGAATCGGTCACCGATCGGTTGACGTAATAGGTGACGTTTGTGGTACTTGTGATGCTGTGAATGTCGATGCCATAGGTAATCGGCGATGTGGTCGCGGGAGAATCAAGGAATGTTGCGGACGCGGCCCCAAGAGAGTTCACGCCGCCGACGGGTGCAATGATCCCGTTTGTGATCGAAACTCGGCTTCCGGCGGTGTCGCCGACACTAATTGCGGTGCCGTTTCGCGTAATGGAAAAAGTCACTTGAGGGTATCCGTTACCGCTGCCTACGTCCCTTGTGCCATTGATGTCAACCATAACAAGAATCTTTGACGTCGCAGATGACGGTGTGATGGCCGCGGTGAGGCCGGTCACGCTTGCAGATCCTCCGGCGGCGGCGATAGTTGCCGTGAACGTGTCGGTTTTGGTCGTGGACACGACCTGCAAAATTTTGCCGATACCCGACGGAGGCGCACCAAACTCAACCCACTGCTGAGAAGAACCATCATCATAATAAACATAAGTACGACCAGACGTATCGTCATACCACATGTCACCCTCAGCAGGAGACGACGGAGCCGTAGACGAAACCGTCATACCGCCACCACCAGTTTCCAACTGGCCCACCCGATAATCCAAACTGGTCGTCACCGCCGACGAATCCGCACCAACCTTGGCTTGGAGCGCTTCAACAGCATCATTCACATTCGCATGTTGAGCACTATGGCTAGGCGAACTGAGCGAATCCGAACTAGTCGGATTCGTCAGCGTGTCAAGACTGGCAGGAAAGTTAGTTGCCATCAGTCAAGCGTCAGGGTCAGGCTGGTAATCTGGAACGTATCCCCCGCCTCAAGACTGGCGGAACTAGTCAAAGCGCCAGTCCACAGGCAGTTGCCAGCCGAACTGGCATCCCAAGCGGACCAGTGGGTGACGGTTTCGGTGGTGGACACGTTCGTCCAAGTCACATTCGCCGTAGTCGTCATCGAACCACCAGAGGCCGCACCGAAGGTGGCGGCTTGACGGGTCGTCTCGCCAGCAACGCTGGCGGTGCCGTCCTCACCGGGATCACCAGTGTGCAACTGCAAATAGGGGGTGGTGACAGAGAACGACGTACCGCCAATCGTGTCCAGCAGTTTGTTCTCAGCATAATTAGAAATCGACATAATCATCTCCCGAAAGTTTCGGTCTACTACTATGGGTGGGGCGTTCTAAACGCCCACCCTTCGGTTGGGCTTCACCATCACAACACGAATCCTTGTAGCCACACGATGGGCAACGCCACCTGCAAGCAACCGACGGATAATCCTCACCGCACTGAATACACTCAACCAAATCCATTATACAATCTTCAAGTTACGCAACTCACGTTCCTTCTTCGCCGCATCCAAAATCAACTGGTCCAACTCGTCATTCGACAACTCGGCCATCGACCTAGCCGCCGTTGTCTCCGCACTAGGCGGAGGGGTCAAACGATGCGTAGCCTGAAGATACAAATTAGCGGCACGGGTGTCACCCTCAATCGCTTTGTTGTATAACGCATCCAACAACTGTTGGGTGCGTTCCGGCGACCCCTGAAGATCATCGACACGTTTCTGCCACTCCCGCCGAAACACATCCTTCTTCTCCCAACGCCTAACGGTCGTTGGGTCCACGTTATTCTCCCGACAGTATTGAGCCTGAGAAGCAGGAACCCGATCACCCTTAG